AGCAACATTAATGCTCTGAGTATTTGTATTTCCGTCTTCTACTGCAAATGCTCTTGCTACCATATCATTCTCTTAAGTTATACGATACTATTTATTATGGAAATATTAATAAATTTTCACTTTCTCTTCTTTTCTTTTCTTAACTTCTATTAATTCTTGCCCCTGCACATAGTTATTAAACCTTGTTTCAACTTCATTAGTAAATGTAGTGTTCCAAGATTCATCTAATTCTGGCATCACAAGAATGATTTGAGCGTTAAGGGATCCGTCTGGATCATAGATATCATAATCCAAAATGAGTTTTTCAAACTTCAGATTGTCTTTCCAGTACACCGCAAGATCAAATGTCTTTTCTAAATTGATTTCACCCTCATCATCAATCAACTCATAAACAACTGCTTGTCCTTGAGTCATTTTATAGTTAATACTCGTTGGGTCAAGAACTTCATTTGGACCTGCTCGATACCAACCCTCAGCGACAATCAACCTTAGATCAGCAAACTGACCAGTATCAGTGGATACTATTTTCATTGCTTGAGCTTGCATGTAAAGATGTCTAGCAATCTCAAGTCTGTCTTGTCTATTACCTATATGATTGATCGTCCATTGATCGCCATAACCACCAAAGAATTTAGATAATGAAATTCCTGGACCAAGTTTTGTTCTACCATTAATCTCTTTTTGAAACTCAGGATTATATAAAGGATCAGGTGTATAAATCATTATTTTGTAAATCCTCTGTTTTTATTTGCACTGCCATTACCGATTGTTCTACTATTTCTGCCAACACTTGGTTCTGGTCCAACAATACGACCAATTTCTGACGGTACTGCTAACATGTAATTTGAATTAAGTAATCCCTGCGCAATCATTGATGTAATAAAGGTATTGTTTGCAGCAGTTTTTGAATCTCTTAACTTTGATCTTATTTCTGCTGTTGAAAGTTTTCTTGTTGATATCCCACCAGTTTCATTTGTTCGATCTAATTGATTCACCATTATGTCGTTCGGATCAATTGATACCTGCCTCACACCCTTTGACGACTTAGTTGTGTAATCATTAATAATTGCAGTAGAAGGTAAAACTGTGGCAGTGGTATTGACTGATGCAGCAGTTCCTGTTACTTTAGCTCCTGCTGAACCACCAGCACCAAGCACACCTGCCGTTCCAGCACTACCTGCTTGAGTTGCGGTATCAGCATTACCTGTAAGGGATCCAATAAATTCTGGAGATGTCATTGTTTCAGATGCGATTACAGTTGTTGTACTGACTGTATCTCCGGCAGTAATAGAGTGCCCAGTGTACATATTATAGTTGTATGCAATAATATTTTCACCACCCATTGTTCCACTATCACCTATCACTGTCAATGACTTTGCTGCCATATTGATATTAGGTGAAGTAATAACAACTTCATCTTGTGTCGTAAGAATAAGATCAGCACCAACAAAGTTTGCCATTGTCTTGCCGACATAATTACTAAAGTTTTCTTTGATCACATTATTACGACTGCCAAGAATAGTTTCAGATACTGTACCCTTCGTATATAATGCTCTGTTTTTAATTACCTTTGATTCTAAGTTCTTTTCGACTCTTGTTACTGATGAACCATCGACTTGTTCATTTTTATCACCAGCAACTTTAAGATTATAATCTCCTCCAACATTTAAATCAAAATCACCAGAAACATTAAGAGTAAGATTTCCGTTGTAAGTAATGTGTCCATCACCTTCAATAATAACCTTCTCATCTCCACCAGTCACTCGTATAATGTTATTAACAGTACTGATGCAAATAGATCCATCAACGCACAACTCAATACCAGCACCAGTTCGATGTTTGAATAACATACGCTCTGCACCCGGAGTATCATCAATCTCTGTTACATGACCAGAAACAGTTTCTCTGACTTGATTCAATGGGTATTGTGAAGATGGTGATTTCTTCATTCCTAATGAAAGTTTTTTATCACCACCACCAATATACAATTCGTTTCGTCTGATACCACGAGCTGCTTCGTTAGTATTTACTTTGTTGACATATTCCTTTTTAGGATAAACGCCAGATGCGTCTGCATAACCATCAGTTTTATTTGGAGATACATTAAGTTTTCGTTCAGCTTCTTCTTCGTAACTCATTACTATCTCCTAGTCAAAATATTCGTTCTTTTGTGATCCATGAATCCACTTACTTTCTTTATCTACATACAGATAGTCATCATTCATAAATTTGGTTTTTAATTGTTGCACTTTATTTATTGCAGCTCTAGTTTTTGGATATACATCATTATAATATTCATTTTCTTTTGCTTCAATTGTTGTTGTGCTAACACTTGGATCAGCTTGTAATTTTTCAAATTCATCAATGAAAATCTTACTCTCACTTTGTATTCTATCTCTTTCCTTTACTGCAGCATTGTATTCAGTATTACGTGCATCTATTTCATTTTGTGATGGCACTCCTGGTACTGGTACTTCAGTTACAATAGGCGTAGGTGGTGGATTATTAGGAGGAATAGGATTGACTACTGGTTTTTGTGGTCTTCTTGTCACTATCTCTTGTGGTGATAACGCATCACTTCGATTGAAATCATCCAAAGTATAGACAGTAGATTTGTTAAATTTACTTTGTACATATTCAGGTACATTAAATCCTGGACCTAACATACCATATTTTGTAAATTGATTGAATCCAACAAATTCACCTGCACCATTTTTAGCAGCATCAAATGCTTTTACTATTTCGTCAAAAGATTTCCATTGTTCTGGAGTGAATGAATCAGAACTTAAAAACTGTTCTTTGTTTGGAGTCTCAGATGGACAATTGAAACCACCAACAAATCCAACGTGTAAAGCGTGTTTTCCAAATCCAGTAAAAAGTGGTGCTATTATATTAATAGGTCTTCCAATTTGAATTGCACCATTTCTTTTTATTACATAATGAAATTGTAATCCACTATTAACTCCTAATTTAACAAGAGATGAAACTGGATCTGCTCCTTCCGGAAAATTCTCAATTTGCCAAGATGTATGTAATTCACCAACTTCTTTCGATCCCCAATCATAGTTTGTATATGTTCTACTCCAATGAACAACCATCGTTGTAATTGATCGAGTAGTATTTATTATCTCAGATTTAAGTTCTTCTGGACCACCAATATAATCAAACCTATAAGAAGATCCTTTTTCACTTGATGGAGCTCCTTGAAATCCAGGATCTTTAGATACATTTCTTGGTTCAACAGTATTCCTGACAGTCGGACTAATCACAGTTGGAGTTTTAACCACTTTGTTAATATTAGTTTGTCCTGTTGATTCAACAATATTAGGCGGAGGAGTAACACCAGTTGGAACTGTTACTCCACTTGGTAGTGATGGTGTAGGAACGCCAGGAATTGATGGAATAGAAACTCCAAGTAATTTACCAACAAGTGAACCTAACATATTAGTGTTTGGTATTCCAACTGGACCAACGCCAAAACCTCCTAAATTACCAAGTTTAAATGAACCCAAAGGATTACCGATTGCATTATTTTGTTTTCTTACAGTGACATCACGTTGTTTAGAGAATAAATTAGTAATTGTTTGAAATGGATTTGTCGTTTCCGTCACGCTTTCTACTGTGTCTGGTTCTGTGGATGATTCTTTCAAAACATCTCTTCTTCTTTCGGCAGGTACGTTTGCACCAGTAAGTGCATTGTTGAGTCCACTTGGCGATCCAGTCGTTACGGTTGCATTTAGAAACCCATCACTAGTAGTTTTTCCAGTGAGAGTTGTGATATCATTTTTACTAGATGATGTTTGAGCCAACGAAACATTTGAAATAGTATCAGTTAAAACCGAAAGTACAGGTTCGTCTGTAGTTGTAATTCTTTCTTGTGCATTTTCGGCAAGTGAAACTAATCCTCCAACATTTGTACCTAATACTGAACCATTTTTTGACACTTCAACAGAGTTTCTTTGTTTTTGTGCAGTGTTGCTTGCCTGAGTAAATTGACTAATGTTGATTGTGCTACCAAATATCAATGCTTGATTATTTAAAGCATTTTTTTCTAGACCACTTTGAAACTCACTTTTGACGCCATCTTCATACTGAACTTTAATTTCATCATATACTGCTTTTGCAATGATTTGATTTCCAGTGAAAGAATAATTTAAAACATTGAAAAAATAATTTGTATCAGATTTTTTCGCCTGAACACTAATAATTTCTACTACATTGCCAGTGAGATTTACAATATTAGTTTTCTTAGCTCTAACTACTTTAATGGCCATTATGCAATCTCCATCTTTTCAAGCATTTGTTCGGCAAACGCTATTCTGTCTTTAGCTGAAACTGATCTTGAAGTTGTTGACCATCCTGCTGGTCTTTCAAACCATTCAAAAGCCAAAGCTGCCTGTTCAGCAGTTTTTGATTCTCTTACCTTCTGCAATGCTCGTTTTTCAGTAGTGAATAATTCTTCTGTTACAAATTGTAACTGTGCTTCAAGTGAGCGATAATTCAAATTATTCTGCCGAGAAAATTCTTTAAGTTTCCCCAATCTATTTCCTGCCGCTCTTGCTGGATTCCATTGAGCAATACCGAATGATCTTTCTTTTGGATTAAGAGCTAAAGGATTAATATCTCCACCCTGTTGTGATTCTTTTAAAAGGTTTCCTATAATACCTGCCGATTGTTCTGGAGTAAAATCCCCACCTTCCTTTGATAAGAACCAGTTATATGCTTTTTCTGCATTTGTCGCACCACTTAAATCAATCGTTGCACCAGTTGTAGTAGGCGCACTGTATTCACCGCCATTTTCAAACTTTGGTATAGAACCCATGACTAATGGCAGTTGTGAATTTTTACCATCTAAGAAAATACCAAAGACTTGTGCTTGTTCTTTAATACCTACATTAGCGCCATAACCTGAAGAACCACCTTCGGTAATTGGTATTACTGTTTGCGCCCAAGGCAAATCTGCTTCTGGTATGTCTTCGGTAGAACCTGAATGAATACCAAAAATACGAACACGAACACGACCTAGTTCAAGTGGATCATTAATAGAAATAACCCTACCTATAAACCATCTTGTATCATCGCCGTAATATGACATTATTTTGGATCCTCAACATAAGACGCTAGTTTAGTGCAAAGAAGTTTCGCATCATATCTTTCTTTAGTAAAAATATGTCTTGCAGCATAAATGATATAATCACCAGATTTCTTTTTATCGTATTCAGTTCTTCTTCCAAGATCATTTACAGACTCAGCAATTAATACTCTTATTGTATTACCAAGTGTTAAGTTTTCTCTTCCAGGAGTACGATCGATGAAATGAGCACCTCGAACTTGAATGGTAATCGGAGTCTTTGTCATAAAGTGTTTGATCGTGTTTCCAACAATTCTTTTCTTATATGCAGCTTCATCTAACTCTTCATTAATGGTTTTGAAATCCCCTACATTTTTATATACACCTGCAGAAGATATCCTACTGAAATCAATAGAGTTATGCTGACTGAGTTTCTTTTCGTTTACTTTATAACCTGGACCATAGTTATATCTATTTTGATTTTTATTCAAATAATCTTTATTGACTAAAGTTTTGAATACATCATTATCTACATCAAATTCTATTTCTTTTGGAGTACCAGTTGAAGTGTCATAGAAACTATACTTAGCACCAATCATTCCACCTCGTATTAAAGATAAGAGGTCATCAGTATTGTTGTATTCAAAAGATTGTATCGTTAAATGTTTATCACCACTTGCAACTTGAGAAGCAGATTGCCAGTAGACAAATGGATTTTTAGCATTCATTGGACTTTGACGAAGCATAGTGCCAAGATCGTAAAATCTTAATTTATCATCTCCTAGTATAGAATAAAGATAATATGGTAAACCATCAGATGTCGTAGATTTATCTTTTATCCAAGACATAGCTTCAATAGGATGCATATTGGGAACAATTACTTTCATCTTTCCCTGATATGTTTCTTCACTTGAATAAATGTCTCGTGAAAGATATTTCAAACTAATACTTTGAATAATATTTTTAGGTGAACCAGTGTATGATTTATTTACGTTATACACATTTGATATGAATGCAATATCTTCTACAAGATAAAGTCCTACTGACTGCATTGTGTCATTTACTTTTACAGAAGAGAGTATCTTTTGTGTATAAAAGGTTTTAACGATCGGAAGAACGTCTGTTCCTGCCAATGGTTTAATCGTGATCGTTAGTTTTTCTCCACCTTGGAAATCTATATTTTCAATGATGGCATGAGAATCAACGAATAAAACTTTTCCAGTTAGATATGGTTTATCGATATGTTCGTATATCTCTAAATCAGTAATCAGTCTTGCAATATTATACGAATTAACACCAGTGGATCTATCAGTAGAAAAGACAGCACTTTCAATAACATAATCATCATTGTTACCTAGAAAGGTATCAGACATGATATTATCCTCTTATAGATTTTTTATAAGAAGAAACTAAATCTTTAATCTGATCAGGTTTAATAGCTTTAATTTCTCTTAATGATTCATTTTGTTCATAATAAAATTCATAATTAGTCACTTCTGTTAATTGAGCTCCAGGACCGATTGCAGGATCAATATCAACAATTTTTTTACTACTGTCAATATAATGATGAGCTGCATTATATTCTTCTGATGCCGCTGAGATTGTTACTGTCTGAATAGAACTACCGCCTGCAACAGGAATGGTAGAAGTAATTGCTTCTGGATTTGGATTAATTTTAAAATCAATTGAATTTGTTTTTTGAATTACTAATTGACCTAATTCTAAATTACGATGAATGATTAACCCAGATGCTCCTGACTCAGAACCAGTTACAGTTTGTCCTACTTTAAATATTCCGGTCAAAACATCTTTTGTTGTTACAGTTGTATTTGGATATTCTTTTTTAATTTTAACATCTAAGTCATCGGCATCTAATGGCCAACCACTTTTTCTTAACTTATCATTCAATAAAAAAAATGTCCAATAATATATTGGTGTGTCATAAAATCTAATTGACATTTGGTCAGGTCTGAATCCTTCGTTGATATATACATTTTCATAGAAAGAAAGATCATCTTTAATTTGGTCAATTATATCAGCATATGCAGTAATATTTTGAAAAATAGTTGTGTATTCTTCATTCCCAAATTTGTATGGAATAGATTCGAAGTCTTTGAAAAATAACATTAGTAACCTTTCAATATATCTTGTCTGTTAAGTGTTCTCATTTCCACAAAGCTTAAAGTCATATCAACTTCATTTGGTCTGCCATCTGGATGAAATGCTGCACCTGTGCCATTATAGACTGTTTGTATATTTCTTAAAAAACAATATTCTAATTTCGGCATCTTTGCTTCAGCACCACGATGTGTAAACATAATACTAAATGCATTCGGCATCTGATATGCGATAGGAACATTAAGCGCATTAATTACATCTGGATATAATTCCATTCTAAAATGATTCACGATACGTTCAATCATAATTGCTTCCTTTTGAGAATTAGCAATCATTTTAAAACTAAAAGTAAATTCTCTGAGGTTCACGCCTTTAAACATTGCTCTTGTATTTGGGTTCATTGTTCGTTGAACACCGATTGCCACTGCTGCTTGAAATCCAGCATTGCCAGTAAGTCTTGATGCTCTTAATGCACCTAATCTTGCAGCTTCACCTTGTAGACTTGGATCCATTAAATAACTAAAAACGCTACCAACACCTTCAACTAAAGCATTAAATGCGCTTTGAAAAACACCATTTGCATTTGACATACCTTCTAATGTAGCAGAACCAAGAGCATTAAGATTAGCATTTTCGTATTGAGCACCATCATTGTATGTAAGAGATAATGGTATGTACATATCTACAATAGGTGCTTTCTTCGACAATTTATATGAAACACCCTGCAGTACCTTTGAAGAATCATTTATAGCTTGGGTTCTTTGATCTTCTATTTGTTTATCGCTTGGTATTGCCGTATCTCTTACTAAACCACGTTCCCCTCTAGCTATATTAATTTCATTATCACTAGCTATTAAAGCAATTCTATCTTGTATTGGTGTTTCATTAATTTTTTCAGCATTCAATGCAAGAGGTGTTGCTTCATGTACAGCAAATCTAATTTTGCCTAAAAATTCTTCACTTTGATTTTCTGGATAGAAAATTCTATTAAATCCTCTACCCAACACATTTGATCTCGTTTGCATTCCTGATTCTGAATTTAAAGTAATTGATTCAGGTTGATTTTGCTGAGGACTATTTTGCGGTCTTGGCGGCATATTATTACCTTAATAAATAAATGTAAATTATCAAAACTATTTATATCGAAACTATGGCATATTCTGGAAGATATAAAGTAATCAATACTAAGAAATACAAAGGCGACTTTACTCAAGTTGTCTATCGTTCTCTATGGGAAAAGTATGTATTTCAATGGTGTGATAACAATGACGCAGTAATAGAATGGTCTTCAGAGGAAGTGGTCATTCCGTATTACTATGACGTGGATAAAAAATACCACCGATATTTTGTTGACTTAAAAATTGTAACAAAAGAAAAAACAATACTCGTTGAAATTAAACCTGCAAAAGAAACTGAACCACCAATAGGCGAAAAGAGAACGAAGCGATATATCAATGAAGGTTTGACATATGTAAAGAATATGAATAAGTGGGAAGCTGCTAATAATTATGCAAAAGACCGTAAATGGGAATTTCAAATATGGACAGAACATACATTAAGAGAAATGGGACTTCTTGCAAAACCAGTACCAGGAAAAATTAAGAAACCCCTGAAGAAGCTGCCACCATATAAAAAGAAGAAAAAATGATATAAATAGTTTTATGAGTAATCTATTTAAAACACTAGAATTAGAAGCATTCCGTAAAGGTATTACACCTCGTACTGAAGAGTCGCGTGATTGGTTTCGCCAAAAAGCTCAACAGATGCGAAGAATAAATCGGAATCAGTTAATGCAAGAAGAAGAAATTAAACTGCGTAATCGTTTTGGCGTAGGCAATATGTACATGTTTTTCTATGATCCAAAGACAAAGGATACATTGCCATATTATGATGCCTTCCCTTTGGTGATTCCTATCGAACCAGCGCCAGGTGGATTCTATGGATTGAATCTACATTATCTACCACCTATTTTAAGAGCCAAGTTCTTGGATGCATTATTGGATATTACAACAAATAAAAAATATGATGAAAATATGAAATTTGATCTTTCCTATAAATTATTAAAAAGTGCTGAAAAATTCAAACACTTTAAACCTTGTTTTAAAAGGTATCTTTTAGATCATGTGAGAAGTAGATTTGCTTTAGTACCTGCACCTGAATGGGAAATTGCAACATTTTTACCGACTGCAGATTGGCGTAAAGCAAGTCAAACTAAAGTATACAAAGATTCAAGAGGAATGATCTAATGAAAACTTTAGATGAACTATCAATGGCACTTAAATGGAAAGCTGGTTTAGAAAGAGCTAAACGAGGACCTAGCACAAAAAAACGTCCAGTTTGGGCAAGAACAACAGGAAAAGATGTTAAGAAATTAAAGAAACAAAGTGATAAATTAGTACCGCATTTGAAAGCAACAGGTGTAGGTGATTCACCGTCAGCAAAATATGCAAGATATAAAGACAAAGTTAAAAAACAAGGTTTTGTTCATATGTCTTTTCAGGATTGGTTAAAGAGGCAGTAATGGCATCTATAGACGAACTCAAATCAGTAGCAACTTCTAAACTTGGTTTTGCTCGGTCAAATCAGTTTTTGGTTGAAATGCCGACCATTGGTCAAGGTGGATTTTTGAGCGGACTGCTTTCAAACTTTCTCCCACCATTACCAAATATTCCAGGCATTTTAGATACTGGTGGTCCAAGTTCTCGTGAAATGAATCTCCTCTGTTCTAATACTTCACTTCCTGGTAAATCGATTCAGACAACTGAACGCCGATTCGGTATGAAGTATGAAAAGGTTGGTTATACATATGCAGTAGACGATATTTCTATGACATTTTATTGTATGAATGATTATGGCGTTAAAAAATATTTGGATACTTGGATATCAACTATTGTCAATGAAGAAACAGGTGAAGTAGCATATAAGACAGATTATGCCAAAACAATTAAAATACATCAACTAAGAAAACCTTTGGTTGGATTCAGTAAGAATATTGGACCACTCAGAGGAAGTTTACAATTAGGTGGTGGAAGCGTATATACATGCGAACTAATTGATGCGTTTCCTGTGAATGTACAGGGAATTAATTTAAGTAATGAACTCGATGGATTGGTGCAGGTTACTGCAACATTTTCATATACAAGATGGAAACCAGTTGAAGTTGGTTTACAAAATTTTATACAAGGAAGTTTAAACTTCGGATAGGTGAATTGAAATGGGTAAAAAGAAATCCAGAGCACATCAGGTATCAAAGGGTGAAAGAAAACCAATTGATCCAAAATGGAGAAAAGAATATCGTAGAGAATATAATGGTAGCACTGCTCAGATGCAGAATAAACTTGAAGCTTGGTTAAAGGGCAAAAGAGTTATGTTAACCATTGAAAATCCAAATAAGAATGAAACGAATAAAAGATTTATTCGTGTGAATGCAAATGAAGTGTGGAGAAGGAAAACTGCATAATGGCTTTACCTAAGTTTAATGATATTCCAAATTATGATTTGACTATTCCGTCAACTGGTCAAAAAGTAAAGTTTAGACCGTTCTTGGTTAAGGAACAAAAAGTTCTTTTGATGGCCTTGGAA